CTCTTTGGTCAAAGGAGGTTACAGGTAAGCTATGGGCTAACAAAAGTTTGCGAAACCCACAGCAACGGGGAGAGAGGCTCATTGAGCTTCTCAAAACCGTCGACGGGATATTCTATCAACGCTATATAGCATATCCCGAGGAGGTGTGGACTTGGGAAAAATTCGACAAGTTCACATCCTTAGGAATTAGTCAACTAATTGGAGACGAATTCCTAGATGGAGAGGTTACTCAAGAGTGCCTCAACATCACTACCGAGTACACTAAATTAAAGCGTGCTCGGAAGTCCTTCAAGATGCTTTCAATCAAGAAAGCACCTATTGAGGAAATCCGAGAGTGGATGAAATCCATCCCCTCCTGGATTACCGCATGCCTAGGGGCCTCATGGGTCCGTAGTGCATCGGAAGAGGGGTTCAGGTACAGCTTTGTATCCGGACTCCTCTCACAGACGAGGGGGGCAGGAACGCCTCCCCCGACCGTGGTCCTGCAATCGAAGTTAGACTTTCTTCGAACAGTGCAGGAACCATCAAGGCGATATACTCAAACCGAGCTCGCCTTAATGAAGAAAACCCTTGGAAAGATCCTGCAAGATCTCCCTAAGGGCTCGTTCACTGGTCTCGTGACGAAAGCACGGGTCACAGTGACAACCGCCGCCTCTTGGGAAGACATCCGAAGAGACGGGGGTACAGCTGAGTCGATACGTGAAGTATTGTCATTATACTCAGCTGAGAGGCCCGTCCCGATCTATGATCTGGAGACAGGGTCTCAGATTGGATCAAAAGGCCCAAGCGGCTTTGATACAATCGGTGAGTACATTTTCTGGTCCTGTTTGGATCAGGTACTCACTACACCGCCGGAGGAACTGCGTGTTCTTTTTCTCACGGTGGTGAAGGAGCCGGGTAAAGCGAGAAGCGTTACCAAGGCCCACGCTTGTCTTAAGATCGTTCTCGATCTTATAAACAAGATCTGCTCCCATCCGCTCAAGAAGGGCATTGAGAGCAGTCGTTCCGGCATGGGGCAATCGCACCATGCATGGAACTGGTTCCTTCATCTCATGTCTGATGACATGAAGGAAGAACTCTTCGCCCCTGAAACTATCACGGACGAGGAGTACGGAGGTTACATCGATAGGACAGTAACCTACGAGGACCTCTACGCATCCAGTACGGATGCGAAAGAGGCCACCGACCGGATGACCCATGAATTTGGGCAGCTGGCCGGGGAAGCATGGATGGTGAAATGTGGTATTCCCTCCGTGCTTCGCGGTATCGTCCATGGCATTTGCTATCAGGACCGTACCGTCTACTTCCATGCGGTTGGAGGCCTCCAAACCGTAGGAAGTGAGGCAAAAGATATGGGACAATCCGTCCGATCGATTTGCCTTCGTCGTGGGATCCCCATGGGTGACCCCCTGACGAAGATCATATTACATTTATTAAATATATGTATACGATCTATGGGAGATGGCCTCCACTCGGGGACCATCTTCCAGGGCTTCAGGAATGAATTTTCATCCCGAGAAGCCTATAGGCGAGGCCTTGAAAGACATCAAGGTTAAGCCTACGCGTGCTGCTAACCTAGGTTAGGTCGCATCGCGCGCAACAGTTC